CCTCCTAATAACTGAGTAGGTGAAGTAGAAATATAGTAAGATATAGATACTCTCTTCATTGTAATTCCTGTAACTTCTACTACATGAGAATTTACATAGTCATCTATAGTCTTACCTTCTAAGCTAAAGTCTGTTGCATTAATTGTTACATTCCCATTTGAATCTATATAGAAAGTAGTATTTCCTTTTGAATCTATTACTTTTAAATTTTTAGCATTAATATATTGACCGTTAAAATAAAGTTTTCCATCTTGCATATATAACCCTTGTATTGTTCCATTTTTAGTAAGAGCATTAAATACTGCTTCAGAATCTGAACTGCTTAATTTATCGTCAATATTACTATTTATTTTATCATTTATTAAATTGTTTATATTTCCTCTTTTTGTATAATAATTTTCAAAATAATTTTTCAAAGTATCTTGATGCACATTTGTTGTAATTTCAATGTCGTTTATTTTGCAATCTACAGTTAAGTAATTATATAAAGCATTATATGCAGTTTGAAAATCATTGTAAGCTATATTGTACTTTAAGGCATTTGCTGTGATTTCAGCATATTCTTCTACTATATCATCTAAAATTATTTGTAATTGCCTTTTTTCAGAAGGTATTAATGTACTATCTTCAAGTATTTCATCTATTCTTTCTTTTTGCTTGGATATATCAGTAGTTACATCGTTAATATAAGAATTAATAGTTTTGCCTTCTAGACTAAATTCTGTTGCTCGAATATTTACATTACCTGCACTATCTATTGAAAAAGTAACGTTTCCGTTTCCATCTGTCACTGTTAATTGTCTTGCATCTATGAAAGTACCTTTAAGTTTCCCAGCATTGATTACATCAGCATTAAGTGATCCAATCAAAGCACTTTCTATCGCAGCTTCTTGAAAATATTCTGCAGCATCACTTATTTTGGTAGTTGTTGCACTAACTTCTTCTGAAAAATCCGTAGCATTTCCATAAGTATTAATCGCTCTTACTCTATAGTACCAAGTCTGTGAGCATTCTACCTCATGGAGAAAAGCACTTCCTTTCCCTTCATAAATCAAGTCAAATGCATTAGGGCTAAATCCTTGTTCTTGACTAGCATAAACTTGATAAGAATAATAAGGCTTATTATCAAAAGTCCAACTAAGAGAAACTGTCTTAAATCCGGCTCTATCTATAGTTACAACTGGAACCGCTGGCAATGTATTAGGATAATCTTTTTTATTTGTTTTATCTACAATGTCTTTTACTTCATCTTTTGTTACTGTGTCAGTATTATTTTTATTTATGATTGAGCCTAGTGTTGTCTTTGGATCACCTAATTCTATAGATATATATTTGTCTGCTAATACGTTATAAGTTGTTTTTATAACTCTAGCTTGGTCTCTTATTCCATATTTGCTGTTAGCTATATATACACTATCATCCATGCCTATATATTCTAGTTCAGCTAATCCATCTTCCTTGTATTCTTCCGTTTGGCTAAGCGGTTGAAATTCTATTTTATAAGTCATTTTAGGAAGGTCGCAGCTATTATCGTTGAAATATTTTTCAGCTAGATTTTTTAATTTTTCTTTTGTTGGAGCTTCATCTTCGTCAAATTTGTCTGAAAAATCCATCCATTGACTTTTTACTATATCACCTTCTACATATCTTGGCGATTTTACTCCTGTTTCATCAATATATAGAGTTTTTTCAACTTCATCTTCTGTATAAGTAGCATAAGGTTTTATAATATTGATTATTTCTGAATAATCTTCTTCTAACGTAAAGCCTGTGATGTTCTTCTTATAAGCTATAAGAGTGTTATCATCCTTACCTCTTCTAGTAAGTACGGATATTGTAAAGTTATCTCTAAGAAGCTTAGGACCATTACCGAATGTATCTATAAGAGAACCTCTTGTCCCAGCTATAGCACTCAAACAATCTGTTTTTCTATCCATGCTGTAGTTACCAAGCATCTCTATATTACTTTCTATTGTAAATCTACTGTCAGCATCAGATTTTTGAAGCATATGTTTACCAGCATTTTCACATTTTATATTTTTTTCGTTTACATCTTCATTTAAAGAGTTTTTAGCTAAATCAAATGAAATATGTTTTGCATATACAGTCACTTGGCCATTTAGAGGTTTTGATATTGTATCTATTCTAAAAAGCTGCCCTTTTAAGTTATCCGATGCATCAGCTTTTACAAGGTTGTCTTGTTTTAACGCATAAAAAAAAGAACCATCAGAAGGATATACGAGTGTTAACTCGAAATCTCCGTTTGATTCTTCTTCAACTTGGCAAGATATAGCATCTACCAATAAACCTAATCCGTTGCTTTCATACGTTGTAAAACTGTTATCATAAATTCTTGGTATCACTATATCACCGCCATTCTATAATTTATTATTATTTTAGTAAAACTAGCGCCTGTTCCTATAGTCCAAGTTATATTGTTATTACCTTCTTCTAAAACAGGAAAATCACTATACATTTTCTGATTTGCATTTACTATTTTTCCAAGCGAATTAACAGTAGTTGCATTCATTTTTTCACAATCAAGTTGTATATGTCCTTCTAAGGCTTTTAAAACAACTTCTTGATTATTTATATTGATAGTTATGTCTCCTGTTGCATACACATCAATAACAGGCTTGGTTTTATATTCATCATTTTTTATTACAGTATTTTTAGTAGTTATCTCTACTGTTTTATTACTATTAGAGAATCTATAAGGCTTGCATCTGAATTGTGCCTGGAACAATCCAAAGTTTTCAATTGCTTCTTCTATGTCAACATCAGAATTATAAGTCCCTAATAGATAAAAACCCATGTCCTCACTTAATTGTATCTTTCTATTTGCTCCGTTAAGAAGGAATTTCTTTGCCCTTCTTGCTAATGCTGGAGTAGTTTCAACTTTGCTATTATTATTTACAAGCACACAACCAAGTGTTAATACAAAATCTTCATATCCATTGTCTATTGTTAGTGCTCCGTCTCTTCCTTCTATTTCAACAAACTCTAATTTTTTAGAAGGCGCAGAAAGGATATTACTTTCATACACCTTTATTCCATAATCTGTACTCGGTTTATCGTCTAAATATAAAACTATCGGGTCTTTATATTCTGTAAATTCCATTTCTACACCTCCTTATACTGTTAATACTTTTTTTCTTTTTAGATAGAATGCTAGGTCATTTGCTAGAGTTTCTATATCTATTTTATCATTTATACAAGGATTATTTATATTTATATTTATAGCATTACTTGTATTATTTTGTGTTGTTTGAGTTACAGCACCAATATTACCAGTTAATCCTTTAGCAGTACCTATTAAATCCATTGTAGTTGCATTGTTATTCATAACACCAACTACACTATTAGCTAGATTTTTAGCTTTTCCAAGCAAACTATTTTCCTCTTGATCTATCCCGACACCAATACCTTTTACTATACCAACACCGATTATATCTCGCATAATTTTACTTGGTGAATTAATCTTAAATCCAGCCTTGAATCCTTTTACTACTCCACTGGCAAAATTAGATATTTGAGTTCTAAGCCAACTTCCAGCTCTAGATATACCTCTCCATATACCTTGTACTATTTGTTTACCTATACTTGCCATTTTGCCAGGGATAGAATTAACTCCGTTTATTATTTTATTTTTAAAATCATTAGCTGCTTTTTGACCTTGCGCTCCAAATTGCGATGCAAAGCTAATTGCTTTTGATATACAGCTAGATAAAAATGACCATACTCGCCCTGGCAATGTTGATAATGCACTTCCTACTCTACTTACAAATTGACTTCCAGCTTGTTGTGCTTTCGCAATCATTTGCGATGCCCATTGAGTTGCTTTGCTGTAAGTATTGCTTAGGAAATTCCATACCTTTCCTGGTAATTGTTGAAACCAATTTATAGTATTACTTATAAATCGACTACCAGTTTCTTGCGCTTTTGATAACATATTACTACCCCATTGAGTTACTCTGCTATATGTATCTGTAAGCCATTTACCTATCTTGGAAGGCAATTGAGAGAACCAGTTTCCTATTGAGTTAATCCACATCGGTATATTTGTAGCAAAATAGTTATATGTATTAATTCCCCAGCTAGTTATGGCTCCTAATACAAACCCTAATGCATAGCCTACTTTTCCTGGTAAGCCACTTAACCACGTACCTATTGATGATATCAAATTGCTAATCCAACTTGATGCGCTACTATATACACTATTTGCCCATTGTGTTATAGAATTCCATAACTCTGTAGCTTTTTCTGTTACTGTTATCTTTATTTGTTCCCATAGTTCTGATATTTTACTTTGAATTTGAGGGACTATTTCCATAGCTTTGCTTAATAAAAATTCACCTAGTTTTCCTATTTCTTCACCTATTACCTCTAATATTCCGACAAATAATTCTCCAATTGCTACAACTATCTGAGGCAATGCTTGTATTATTGCTTGTCCTAATGCTATTACAAGTTGAATACCAGCTTCTATAATTAGTGGTAAATTTTCTAATATGCATCTAGCAATTTCAATAACTAATTTTACTGCAGCTTCTAGTAATGTTGGTAAATTTTCTACTAATGCAACTGCTAAGGTTGTTATAATCTGTACTGCAGCTTCTATAATTAGTGGTAAATTTTCTAATATGATGTTAACTATAGAACTTAGTGTATTTGTTATTATATCAACTATAGCTGGTAGATTTTGGCTTATACCATTTACAAGTGCAGTTATAATGTATACTCCTGCTTCAATTACTTTTGGCAGGTTTTCGGCTATGATGTTTATTACTGTAGATACAACATTTACTATAGTTTCAATTAATGTCGGTAATGCTTGCGCTATACCTTGCATAATCATTTCAAGCAGTTTAAATCCAGCATCTAAAAATAATTTTACGTTATTACTCCACATTTTTAGCCATGCTTGGATTAATTGTCCTGCTGTTTCTATTAATTTCGGTGCTACTTTCAAGATTCCAGCTACTAAGTTTGATATTATTTCGCTTGCTTTTGACTGTAAAGCTGGTAAATTCTGATTAATCCCTTGAGCTAGGTTGCTAGCTATACTTTTACCGCTTTCTAGCCATTGAGGTAATGATGATTTTACCTTATCTAATCCACTTTTAAATGTATCTGCAAATTGATCTATAACTCCTTTTATACCACCTTTTTTATATGCATTTGGAATAGTTTCTGTAAAATACTTTTCAAGTGTACCAAATACATCCTTTGCCTTTTCTTTTACCGATTGCCAAGCATTATTTACAGTAGTCCTAAATGTTTCATTTGTCTTATAAAGGTGAATAAGTCCAGTGGTTACTGCAGCAATAGGTATCGCAAAAGCAAAAAATGTTGAGGTAGCAGTTCCTATCATTGTGACAACTCCACCAATCATAGTCCAAGCACCATTGAGGGCAACCATCCAACCGTTCCATAATCCAGCACCCATAGAAAGAGGCAATAACAATAATGTCATTGCTGGCGCTAACAAGGCAACTACACTAGCTACTTTTGCGATTATTGGATGTGCCTCATTGAATTTTGCAACCCAGTCAGCTATAACACCAACAACTTTCATGCCTACTTCTAAAACTTGCCCTGCAGTTTCTATCAAAGGTTCGAACGCTTTTGCTAACTTGTTTTTTGTAGTATCCCATAGCTTTTGTAATCCTTCATCTGCTTGCATAGCTGCACTAAATAAAGTTCCATATGCGGTAATTGCAGCAACTCCTACAATTGGAATTGCAAGTCCAAGATTAGCAGTACCAGTAGTCAAACTTCTCATTAACAATCCGTATCTCGTCATATCTCCTTGTGCAAGTCTTACTGCTACTTTCTGAGCTGAATATCTCTTTATAACTCCTTCAACTCTACCACCTAACGTTCTATATCCTGCAGATAGACGATTTAGTGGCGAAACTCCTAAATTCATCGCTTCACTTAATAATCGGAATTGTCCTGGAGTTGATGCTGGTAATAACATTTCTGGTCTAATTCCATGTGCCTGTAAACCTTGCATACGTTGTGTAAGAATTTGAGTTTGGTCTCCCATTAAACTAGTCATTCTCGCATTAAGTCGTATACTATTAGCTTGTCTTTGAAGTTGCCCCTCTGTAAGTCCTAATTGACTTCTCATGTAGACTTGCCTAAATGTGTTATCATCTAGACTTAATGCAAATTCTGTCATCGCATTTCTTGCTTGCATAGCTTCTCTAGAATAACTTCCGTAAGTTCTCGATGCTCTTCTTTGTTCATTTCTAAGTCTATACATTTCTTGATAGGCCTCTCGTGTGGCTTGTGGCACTTCTCCACCAAGTTGATATTCTAATCTCTGCATTTGTCTTTCGAATCTTTGCGCTTCTCGAGTTGTTCTGCTGAATTCATCTCTTGTTCTAGATGTCGAACTTGTAATATCATCAAAAGCATTGCTCGTACTACTACTTACCTGTCTAACACCATCAAAAGCACTTCTAGCTCTGCTGGCTGAATCACTCGTGTTTCGTAATGCATCACTTGCTCCATTTGTAGCTTGTTGTGTATTTCTTAACGTATCACCCATAGAATTAGAACTATTTTCAAACTCCCTTAAACTCTCTCTAGCATCATCTAATGCATTATTCCAGTTATGAATATCAAGATTTAAATAGCCTGTTGCAGTTCCTAAGTTTGTATCCGGCATTATTTACCCTCCTTTCTTTGTTTTTTCCATGCTTCTGATATAAATGTTTTTTTCTTTCCTGTTTCTTGGTCTATTAGATCTTCACTCCATCGTGGTTTTTTCTTTTCTTCAAGTTGGCATGATATATACATACAAGCTTCATCAAAGCAAAAAGCCACGTACTCATCTTTTATTCTTGCTATTTCACTTGGTAATCTTCTATATTTCTCCGACTGATTGATTATTCTCAATACGTTCTTGCTCTTTACGAAAGCTTTTTAGCCCGTCAATTCCAGCTTGAACATAAGTAAGAATTGTTGTTTTCATTTCTAGTGGTAGCGTTATACCTATTTCTTTTATTTCTTTATAGCTTGGATTTACTAATGTTTCTTCACATAAAAACTCTAATAGCTCTCCTAACTGTTTTAAAGCTGTAACATCTCCTTCTATAGTTGCTTTGTTTACAGTTTCAGTTTTCCCGTTAAATACTTCTGCTGCTTCTTGTAAAAGAGTATTAGGTATTTTACCTTCTGTTATAAAAGCTAGCATATCTGGTCTTTTTAGCTCAGCTATAAGTTCTGTTCCATCTTCAAACTTACCTAAACTTACTATCTGAGTTTGTTTTACTCTTTTTAATTTTTCTAAACTTGTTACTTGTAAATTTTCCATTATCTATTTCCTTTCATAATAAAAACCCCTCTAAAATTATTTAGAGAGGTCTATTTCATCTATAACATTATTTTCTTCTACAATCTTATTTTCTTCTATATCATTTGTTCATTCTGATACTGTATCATTTGGTAAAGCAGTTACTTTTTCTATTGTATAAGGTGCAGTTCCTTTCTCTGGTCTTGATTGAATAGTATATTCATTTGAATAATATTCACCATCTTTAAAACTTAAAGGCACTGATTTTCCTTTACAACTTGGGAATGTCACTTTTGAAAAGTTTCCAGTGTCTCCATCTGTTCCTACTTCTGCAGAATAAACTTCAACATCAAACGATGTTTTTGATGCATTTTGTCCTACTGGTGGCGCTGTATATTTTTTAAAAGTTTTTCCATCTGTATCGTATTCGATAGTACCTCCTTGAATAACTTTAAGAAGCTCAGGACACATTACATTGTCTTTGCAAGTTAAGTCATAACCAAGTACAGTATCTTTAGCTTCTCTATTTGCATATATTTCACCCTTTAGCTTAAGAGTTTGTTCTTCGCCTTCTGAAACCACTTCTTCTGTTGAAATTTCATCAGAAGTTTTGAAACTAAAAATATCAGTTTCAGTTACAACTCTAACCAATGATACATCTGATAGTGGCATTTGATTTATCTTTTTTACTGTAGCTGCCATATTTATCTACCTCCTTCTCTATATACATATCTGAAATACGAAAGTTTTGTATAATATGCTTTCATATCATTATCAATTTCTATTGCATACTTATCATAATTTTTTCTTAGTTTGCCGAATTTTTTTATTGTATTTTCAACTTGTTTTATATAATCCTCAACCTTTGAGTATTCATTAAAAGGATAAAATACCCATAACTCTATGCTTTCTTTTTTTAGATTCTTACTACTTGAAGTATCTTCTGTTCCAGCTTCATAAATCAATACAAATGGGTCTGTGCAAATTTTATCCTGTTGTCCAAGTGAGTACACTTTTAATCCGCCAGTTCTAAGAAATCTATATAAATCCTGAAACATTAACCTCACCTACCTTAGAAGTATACTTAGTCCAGACATAACCTGTGGACCTATTTCATTTATTGTTGGCATTATAATTGGATAAGGTCTTGTACCAGGGTGATTGACTTTTTTAACAGGATGACTAGCTCCTTGCCAATACAACCAAGGATTCCCTGTTATAACATGTGGTGATGTTCCTTTTTCTAGATATATCCCATAATTAACTCCGTGTGATAATGCAATACTTAATACATTCTCGTTTTTCCATTCCCATGATGCATTAAGTCTATTTCTAGCATCATGTGTCCTATCTGTCCAAGGTTTATTTACTCTTGCGTGATTTTGAAGTTTTGTAGCTGAGCTATTAGCATATATTTCAAGCGCTGCTTTTGTTCTATTTCTTTTTTGTTCTAACATATCCATTAACTCGTCAATATTCATGCTAAAATTACTCATCGTAGCTCACCTCTTGTAATCTCATATCCGCATAAATATCCATTTTATTTACATTTCCAATATCTTTAATTTGATATTTATAGCCATTTATATATATATAGTCATCTTTCTGTATAAGCTTCGCAGTCTCATCGTATACAACTAAAAAATATATACTTTTTTCTTTTATTACCTCTGCTTTATTTTGCAATGTTATACTTTGGCCATACTGATTATTTGATTCATGATATAAGCCTTCTATTTCACATACTAATTCAAGTAAGTCTGACTTTTCTCCAAAATCATTTGTGTAAGCTCGCTTAACCACTCCTAAAGAAGGGAGCTTTTTTATTGCTTTTTCAACTTTCGATTTGATTTTTTCTTTATTTATCATAAGATCTTACTTCCATTCGGTCTGTATTTTTTAGCAAGCCTTAACCAGTATTCTTTATTGTTCGGCAAGCTTAATCCCCCTGGTAAGGCAATACTATCATCTTCTGCTTTGGCTAGAAGGCATTCATAAGCAGTTTTATTTATGTCATAGTTATTTTTTTCTGCGTAAAATTGGAGTTGTTCATCGCTAAAAAAGGGAGAATCACTCTCCCTTAAAATTAGCTTTAGCATTTCTAAATCATCCATCTAAATCACGTCCTATTATTTTTTAAATTTAGCAAGTACTATTTTAGCATCGTTAGTTTTAGCTACTCCATAGTATTTAGCAGTTGTTAAATCATGTATTTGTTTTTTAGGGAACCATTCATGATCTAAAGAAGTATCTTTTTTAAGGAAGATTGTTATTGCTGGTAATTCATCTTCTGTATATTCTGTTTCAGGACTGTCTGGCTCCATTTTTAATATTGGATTTAAATAGTATTGGTTAGCTGCTGCCACTGCATTAACTTTATCGCCTACTTTTAAAGTAGAACCATCTAAAGTTTTCTTTTTATATTCAGCTAAATTATCTTCTGTTATAGTCACTGTCCCACTGTCATTTTTTTCTGCTTGAACTAACATAACTTTTTTAGATTTTTTAACCCAGCAACCAGCTATTTTACCTATAGCTCCGTTTACTGCTACTCCAGCAGTGAATTTATCAGCTGATAAAAAGTTAGAATCTTTTAGTAAAGTTGCTTCTTGTTTTGGATGTATAAACATAACCTTTTCTATTCCATCTTCTTCATCTTCGAATTGTGTTACTGCATCAACTATACCACTGTAAGATATTACAGCTAATGTACCTCCAGCTACTCTATTAGTTCCAGTATAAGCAGCATCTAATACATCATTATCAACTTTTTGAGCTATAGATTTTGCTAATTGAGTTTCAGCTTGTGCTACTGGATTACCTAATCCACTATTAATAGATTCTTGAGTTATAGATACAGCTTTCATAGCTTTTTTTATTGTAAAAGTAGTTGACCCAGCTTTTAATCCTACTGTTCCGACTTCTTCACCTTCAGCTACATCTTCTGCATCTCCTATGTATTCCCAACTTGGTGTTGTTTTTGTATCCCCTGGAACACCTTGTAATGTTGTATCAACTTTTGCATATGGTGTTATTTTACAAAGTGCTTCTACTTTTGCACCTATCATTGGACCCATAACCTCTGGGTTTATAATATCTGCTAATTTTGTTGTTGCCATATATCAATCATCTCCTATTCATTCATTAATCTGTTGAATTCTTCTTTATTGTTGTTGAAAAATTCAACTCTTTTACTGTAAGGCATTTTCATTAAATCTGCCTTTGTTACTTCTCCAGCACCTCCACCAACTCGTGGATGATTACCTGTTCCCCCAGTATTACCTGGAGCTGGATTTGATGTATCAAATAAATATCCATCGCTTTCCTTCAATGCAGTTAATTGTCCTTCTAAGCCTTCTAATTTACCTTCATTAAATTTTATATTGTCTAAATCAAGTAAAGCTTTTAAAGCCTTAGCATTCTTACATTTATTGTCTTTTAATACACTGTCTAATGCATAATTAAAATCCTTTTGTGCTGATTCTTTTTTCAGATTTTCTATTGTAGCTTCATGATCTTGTATTGTTTGTTGCAATGCTTCATTGTCTTTATTATTTTTCTTCAACTCTGTTATAGTTGTATTTGCAGCTTTTATTTGTTCATCTAAATCAGCCTTTTGACCTTTTAATTTCGTATATCTTTCATCTGCATTTTCTAAAGATGTAGTATATATTTTTTCTTCTTTCATCTTTGCAGTAATGTTATTTATTTGTTCATCTGTTAAGCTTTGTGCTTTTAATAATTCTTTAAATTCCATATTTCCTCCTATATTTACACTTTTTACAAGTCCGTTTCTTGAATATAGTTTTTAGTTTATTCTTTTACGTCTACAAACTAAAAAAAGACATAAAAATAAGCTCTTTCGAGCTTTTATTGTCTTGTTAATTTATATATTTCAAGATACATAACAAAGAAGCTAATTAGCTTCTTTGTTTTTCTTCTTTAAATTTTATAAATTGTTTTGTATTTGTTTTTTGATTTTTATATCTATTATGAAATTCATTATGACAAGATTGACAAAGTGTAATTCCGTTATTTAAATCAAGTCTTAATTCTTCATTCGTGTCATAACTTTCTAAGTGATGAGCTACCATTCTTCTATTATTTTCGCCACAAATTTGACATGTATAATTATCTCTTTCTCTTACTTCTTTGCTCCACTTTTTATAACCGAAAATACCTCTTGTTTCTACTCTATGTTCTTCTGTCAATTTTTCTTTATACATACCATTATTTTTACCACTATTAGCTTTTGATATTTTCATTTTATATTCTCGTGTCTGCATTGTCTTTCTTTGCTTTTCTCTAGATTTATCAGAGCAGATACCGTATTTACTTCTTTCTGATAAATCACTTAAATATTTTTCTTTTTCATCCTCGCTTATTGTATTCCACCAATTATTATACGCTTCACTATGACTTCTCGTAGGTATTTCTAATTTTTTAAATATTCTTGATAGATTTCCTTTGTCAAATCCTATTTCTTCACTTATGCATTTAATACTTTTTTTCTCTTTATGATATCTAAGTATTAAAAAATCTCTAAAATCCATATTATAGTTATTTTCTACTTCGATTATTTTTTTAGATTTTTTCATAATAAATATACACCTCCGTTATTTATACTTATATTATAACACAACTTCCAACTAGATGTATTATTTATTATTGAAATTCTAACATTTATTTTTTAACATTCCACATTTCAAACCATTTATCTAATTTAGGATTTGAAGATCCATAAGCCCAATCTTTTAATTCTTTTGCTATATCTTCTAAATTTTCCTCTATGACTGGTAATAAGGTGCATCGTCCTAATGGTCACGGATGGTCGAGTGGAATATCCTCGACCTTAAACCTCTTTCCGTTTCGTTCTTTACATAAATCGCATACATTATCGTCTGTTCCACTTAACCATTCAACTTTTTCTACAAATGGATTATACTTAGCACTTTCTATGGTAGCCGTCTGATAAGCGTGATTTATATAAGTATTTGCTAATCTATATGAATTAAATTCAACTTTGTTTTTACTCTTAGGATGAATAGTAAACTTTTCGTATTCCTTTTTATAATCTGGATTAACATAAGCTTCTAAGTCTTTTGCTATCTCTTTACTGCCTTTTCCACTAATAAATCCATCTGTAAGTATATCGTTTATTGTTTTTACAGTCTTTTTATGACTACTCCAAAGTCTGTCAGAAAGTTTTATGTTATCTCCATACATTTTGCCTGTAATAACATTGTCTAAAACTTGCTTATTCACTTTAATAAACATATCTTCAAAGCTACTAGATAGAGGTTTGCATAAATCACTGTAAAACTCTACTTGGCTTTGTGTATAGCCTTCTACGGTGTTTACAATAGCCTTTTCTATATCTTTATTAAGTCTTTTATTAAGCTTCTTATATTCCTTTTCTAGATACTTAGCAGTTTGTCTTAAATAGTCATATGTCATCGTATCTGGATTAACTAGAGCCAATCTTTTAATCAAATTATTTGCTACTCTCTTATATGCTTTTTTTATTTCTCTAGTCATCTCTTTTTCAGTTTTGTTCTTTTGTTTAAAAAAATTATTCAACTGGATCACTCATTCCAGATACATAACTTTCTTCTAACATTTCTCTTTCTAATGCTATTTGTTTTATTTCAGCATCGGCCACATCATCTGTAACACCTTGCCATTTCTTGATGAATGTTTTTCTAGACATAGCCTGCGCATTTACCTGTTGCAAATCTAATGTCTTTTCCTCGTCTTCATCTTCCTGTAAAGGATAGTTATTTTCTACTGTAACAGTGTAATCAAGCTGCGGTAATTTTTCTATTTGATATACTTCTGTAATTTCAAGTATTGCTCTTATTAGCCATTCTAAAGCTGGTCGCCATGCCATCATTTTTTCTTCACATCTAGTAATAAGTTGCCAATACAATGCTTTCATAGTTTTGCCTGATGTCATCATACCTTTTAGCTCGTCATTACTTAACATTGGAATATTTAGCATCTCATACATATCTGACTTGATACGTTTTAGAGAGTTTTCTATTTTATCTCCATAACCAAAGTCTGTCGGTATTGTACCTAGTGTAGCTTGTTTATTTTCTGCTGTAGGGTCTGTTGGTACGTCCCAAAATGCTCCAGGCTTTAGTTTGAATTTTTCAGATGCTTCTGGGTCTATGTCGACACCATAAATAATCCTATCCATACCTTTTCTAAGTGTGTCTACATCTTCTGATGATAGTCTGTTGTATTGAATTTGATTATCTAGAAGCTCTTTTACATCACTCTCTCCGAATGGGTCGCCACTTAGTCCGTCATTGATAATTACATAGCAAGGAATACCGCTTAATTGCAAGTCTATATCTACATTTATAGGCTCTATTAATATCCCATTACCATTGTAGATGCCTTCGTTAAGAATACATCTACCATCTATCATTTCATACTTTTGCTTCCAAATACGTTGTTTATCTTTTTCAACTTCCTTATTTGTCTGATAGAAGAATATTATCTTTTTAAGTTCGTTAGGATTTTCCTCATCACTTTCATATATAAACTCTAGTGAAGGTAAAAACATTATCCTAATCTCTTTTGTATCTTGGTTAGCATATAATTTAATAGCAGCTCTTTTGCCGATAAAGCAGTCTCTAGCACCTTTTACAAGTTTTTCTGAGAATAGATTATCTTTTAATATTTTATTCAAATAAAGATTTATTTCTCCAGCTTTATCTTTATCAGCATCAGTATCATTTTTAGGCTGAATGTATAACTCTGGAGTCTTACCGAATAAAAATCTAGATTCTTCTTTTATAAGCTTTTTAATCAGATTTGTTCTTTTTTCTGTCTGTGTATAGTCTTTTTCTTCTGTCTTATCTATAAAGTTTTCTCGACCTTCGTATACGTCATACAGTCTTAGTATATCGTTCATTTCTTGTAATACTGCCGAGCCATATAATCCAGTAAGTTCAGCAGTAACAAACTCTTGATAACTATTAAGCATCTTGTATCCTCCTTTCTATCTACTATTATTTATTCTTACTTTTCTATTTCCAACTACAGTAAAGAAATAATATCTCATTTGGTCCATACTGTGATCATATTCTTTAACTGGTTTATCTTCTCCAGCTTTACTTGAATCACTATCCCATGAATAAGATGCTATCTCTTTTAATGTTTCAACACAATCTTCATCAATTAAAAGTTTATCTTGAACCATAAAGCTAGCAGTAAGTCTTATTCCATCTAATACATCATTTTTAGCTTTTTGAACTCTATATCCCCTTTTTCTTAATTCAGCAATAAAAGAAGCTGCAGAAGGGTCAACAATTATTCTCTTAACCTTATAATCACCAATAAACTTTTCTAAATCATCTGCATATTGTGTATCCGTCTTTTGTATTCCTTTATCTCGACCACTGTAGTAGTATTCCTTAATTAATACATGCTTACCATCTGTAGTTTTACCCCATAAGCCAAATACAGTTGCATTTTGAGTACCATAGTCGCATGATATATAATATTCTTTGTATGAAAATTCAGAAGCATCACAGATGTGTTTTTCTTCGTTAAACATTGAATATATAATACCTTCTGCAACTACCCACAAACCTAAAATATAGCGTTTGAAGAATACTCCAGAATACATTGATTTATATCTATTTTTAATTTTTTCAGACAAGGATAAATTATCATCCATTGTAAAATGTAGATATAAAATGTTCTTTTCTTCTTTTTTATCTATCCAATTAAGTTTAAACCAGTGGTATGGTCCATCTGGGTTGCAGTTAACATTTGTACCCCTGCTTTCGCAGTATTTCAAGGGATTAGACTATCTCTTCATCTTTCGCAAGATGTTAGGCACTTCCCATGCAAGAATTTCACTTGCACAGTACAGGTTTCATAACCATATCGTTTTTAGTAATAAAAAAACGACTTAGGCTGTTTACCTTAGTCGTTACACCTTCAAAGAGTTTTCGCTCTAAGCTTGGCACGGTATTGTCTTATTAAACATATTTCCAATCTGTAATAGGTTGTTTTGTTATAGGATGTTTGCCAGCCGATTTTCGTTTCCCGTTTATACATTCGCTTACTTTACAGCCATTATTTATACCGCAATATCTAGCTGCTTCCCTTAATGAATCAAAAGTCATATTCAATATATCAGAATGTACTTTTTTAGATTGATAAGCATTTGCACCCGCACGTTTCATACAAGATTCTAAAGAGTGCTTTCTCCCAGTTTGAGATTTGCTCATTTTTTCTTTTGTCTCATTTGATATATTATATTTTCTAATTATAGTATCATAATGTTTTGTATTTAATCCATTCTTACATGAATCGTACAATTTAATATAATATGCTTCTAATTCATTTAATTTGTTTTCTATGTAATCACGTTCACCTTCAATAGTTTCAATTATACTTTTATCAAAGCTATCGAATCCAAATTTACTTATTTCTTTATATATAGGACTATTTTCGTATTTTGATTTGTATTCATATTGTTTCATTCTACGTTCATAATCAATAGTTCTTCCTATATATATTTTCCCTCTCGGAGAAACTAACTTGTAAATATATCCCTTCATTTTTAACAACCTCCTTCTATGTATATCTATATTATAACATAAAAGGATTACAATTAAAACCCATTTAACTTAGATTTTCACCGTTAGCAATAGTTTTCACTATTACACCTCGCATTTACGAGTTCACCTAATTTTCAACTATATATCACTATATAGTGTGGCTTAATTCAACCAAAATTTACTGCCCTCAACTGAACAACGACCAGTAGCTTGATTTACAAAACTCTCAGGCATCAATGCCACTTCATCGAAGAATACTCCAGCTAAAGTTATACCTTGTATAAGGTCTTGGCTTCGTTCATCTTTGCCACCAAAGATATAAAAATAATTTGTTTTATCTCCTTTGGTTACAATTAATAAGTTATCAGCTCTTTTATCCTCTGTTTTATAACCTCTAGATTTAAGCATTAGCTTCAACCAAAATAAAACATTCCTTCTAAATGAGCCTATCGTCTTACCACACATGCCAAAGTTTTGACCATTGAAGTTTTCCATTGCCCATAAAGAAAAGCTTAATGACATTGAAATAGTTTTACCACTTCTTATAGCTCCGTCAGCTATAATTCCATCTTTATCATGTACAGGTGAAGCTGGTAACCACCAAGTCAGCACCTTTTTTTGCTTTTTAGAGAAAGGGCTAAATTTTATAACTGCTTTTTTAATGCCTAAGTTTCTAGATGATTTCATTTTGTTAACTTTACTTCTTAAATCTGAAATATGTCTCTTGATATTAATCATCGTTCCATACCTCGTCAACTTGTGCATTTAAAGCTTCTATAAATCCATCATCTTCAACTTCACCTTCATCGCCACCTTGTTTTAGCATAGCTAATTCAGTTTTTGTTATTTCTAAATCAAGTTTGTATCTATCTTTATCAGATAGCATATCTGTTCTATCAGATAGCCATTGTAATGCTTTCATTTTATCTTGTAATTTTATTTTAATGCCATCTTTACCTTGTGAAACTTCACTTATCAAACTGCCATCTACATTATTACTATCTTTTAAATCCACATAGTTAACTGTATATGGTCCAAACTCACCCTCTCGTTCCTGTTTCCCAAAAGTAATATAATCAGTTATGTCAGCGAAAGCTATATCCATATACTTTTGAAATATCCTTTTGCTAAGAAGCTTTGAATTTATTTCTTGCTCTTCTAAGCATTCATTAGTTAATCTGTCTATTTCTTGTTTTATACCAACATTTACCAACAATCTAGGGCCACACCTATTGGCAGTTTGATAGTCACAATCATAAGCCTTTTGATAAGCTTTTGTAGCATTAAAATTTTCTATATAGTAAATACAAAAAAGCCTTTGTTTTTCAGTTAATTCATCACTTAAACTATTTTCTATTTTTTTTAGCTTTTTCGTATGAGTTTCCTTATTTTCTTTTATTACTTTTTTATTTGCAACGTTGCATTTATTCTTTTGGAACGTTGCACTTATTTCATTATCCCATTTATATCTATTTTTCCAGCTTCTCACAGTACTTTCAGATACATCAAGCTGCGTGGCGATATCTTTTAGCAAGATTTCTCCGTTATGTTGTTTATATATTTCAAATGCTTTATCCCTATTTGGACTTCTTGCTCTGGACATTTATCACCACCTCGTTATTTTCTAATTTATTTATATTAATTTTTATTCATCATTTTCATCTTGTAAGGATTCTTTCATTTCTTCATCTGTAAAAAATGCTCCATTCCAGTACAACATTGCAAATTTAATATTAATTATCGGTATAAAACACATAGATAAACAAATTGCACTATCTATATTAAATACCGCTCGCATACCTTGTTTTCTGTAATATCTATCTAATCTTGTGTAATTTAAGATAAATGCTATTACAGCAATTATAATAGTTGATATATAAATTCTAATAATCAATTCCATTATTATCTTCCTGTCCTCTCTAGTAAATTTCTTAGCTTATTTCTATATCTATTGTCATTTGTTAATCTAATCAAGCTTTGTATATCTCTTTTGCTAAACTTATCGTCAATCTCTCTTTTTATAGCCATGATAACTAACATCTTTGCTTTATAAAAATTATTTACATGAGTATGTCCGTTTTCAAATTCCTTGTTTGTGTTATGGATAACATATCCATAATCACATCTATAGATTGAATACTCTTTTCTCTGAAATATTTTTCTACTCATTTTTAGATCAACTCTTTTCTCGCAAAATAAAAGGAGCCCTTTGTGGGCTCTTTTGCACTTAAAACTAATAAAAGTGAGTATGAGTTAAATTACGATTAATTTATGCTACATGATAGTAGTTGCATTAATGTTTAGCAAGTTGCAGGATTCGAACCTGCTCATCGGGGGAGATTTCCATTACTTGCATGTTGCTGGGATTTTACTCCCAGCCATTTCCTGTCATAACTAAGTTGTATATATTCTTAATACTTAAGGAGGACACATGTTCTATGTGCCAAGAAAAAACCAATGTTTTAAAAAACTGTAGCAATTATACTAGTCAAATAGGTTACCAGGCTATCTGACATTCAATAAGAGTTCGTAAAGAAACAACCTTTATATTTTCCTATAATACAAATATACTATAGTTTTCTGCCCCAAAAAGGAACTTTTACGGAAATTATGAGGTAACTTTACGGAACTTTTACGGAAATCATATAAGTGATTTTATTTTGTTTATTATATCATTTCTCATAATTCTACATTTTTTATCACTATATCCTATTTCTTCTCCTACATCTAACCAGCTTGGTGCTTTTTTTCTGTTTGAAAAATATCTAAAGCTAACAAGTCTTTTCTCTTCTTCTTTTAGCAGCTCTAGTGCATTTTCTATTTTTCTAATTTGTCTCTCTTTTTTATGTATCTTATTTTCTATTTCTATTATCTGTCTCTCTTTTGCAAGTACTTCATTTTCAACTGTATTGCTTATGTTATTTGTTTGTCCTGTTCTTTCGTCAGCATAGCTAATAGCTTTGCATCCCTTGTAATCTATCTCTAAATATTCTAAATCTATTTTTAGACTGTTTAACTCTATTTTCATAGAGTTGTAATTGTATAACTTACCTTCTGCATCTGAAAATGTTTTATCTTTTTCTATTGTTTTACTAGCCATGCTCCCACACTCCTGTTATAATATTATTAAGGAATTTGTCGGAATGTGAAAGCATTCCTTTTTTTATGTCAATTATTTGTATCTTACATGCATAATTTGCTCACTATCCATGCACCAATAACCACTATGATTATTCCACCTCCAGTAGTTCTTTATTTTCGTATATATTGCCTATTACACGATTAACATCTGTTTCACTCCATAGATTTTTAGCTACCTTCTTTTTATCATTAACAACACACCAGCAACCCTCTATCATTTCTACAACACCTATAAGTTTTGAATCGTCAAGCCATGGTTCCATAAAGTCCTTTTCCACTATATCTCCTTCATATATTTCTTTGCCGTTAGCATCTTTACAACCTGTATATTGTCCAGCACTTTCCTTATCTACAATAAATACTTCTCTAATATCAGCTGTTACGTATGCATTAGATGAACCATCTATAAAAATTGATTGATGTAATCCATAACCATAAACCCATCTTTTATCGAATTTGTCATATCCTCTGAATTTAATTTCTCTCATTTTTTATTTTCCTCCTATCAAATGAATTGTATTGTTTTGCTTATGATGATCATATATAGTAACATCTTTTCTTTTTATTTCTATAACCATGTTATATGTGTATCTATATTGTATTGAGGATAACTCAAATTTGATTATCTCTAATTTTTTAGCTTCAATTTGTCTTTTCATAAATTCAATATCTATATCTTTTATTTTTACTCCTGGTACATATATTGGTAATATTATTTTTCTATAATTATGATTTTTCATAGCATTAATAATCGGATTTACTACTCTCTCTTTATACATTGTCTTTATAGCTTCTTCTCTATATGTATACTCTTGTATTTCTTCATCTTCATCTAACATAGTCAATATTACATTTCTTACCCTCTCTGGTCTTAAATTGCAGTTCTTGCAATTAAAAACTAATAATGCACTTCCTCTTAAAATTCTTATAAAGTTATCACATCTACAATCACATTCTTTATGCCAGATGCCCTTTTTTATCTTTATTCTTTTATTCATATAGTCCCTCCAATTCCTTTTCAGCTAATTTAATTGCTTCCAATGTGCTATATCCCTTTTCTTTGAATTTTTCTACAACTTCATCACCTAAGTAATATATGACGAATAGTAAAGCTCCTATTGTAAAAAATCCTATTATTACTTCTAAAATGGTCGTTATTATTTCACATTTTATAAAAATCATAAAACCCATCGTAATGGTAAAAACTATAGCTATTGCATATAATAAAAGTCTTATAGCACCGACTATTATTTTTATGATTATTTCTAATACATTTTTCATAAATTTCTCCCTAAAATGTTTTTTTACTCATTCTTCCAGCAAAATAAATTAAGAAAAATCCTAATGTTACCATTAACCATTTTAAAGTATATAAACTCGGATTTCCTGCAGTTATATATACAATTGCATATCCAATTACCAATAATAACATGTACATATTTATCATCTCCTTTATATTTTGTGTTTAGTATTGTTTCTTTTCTTCTTGTTCTATTTTTATTTCTATATTTGTTATTGCATATTCCATGGCTTTTTGTGGAGTTAAATTATATTTTTTAATATATTCCCTAGCCAGTTCTACAATTTCATTCACTCTGCTTAATAGCAAAGCTTATCACCCCCTTTTTAGTACTTGTAATTCTTCAAGTTTCTTACAATCAACATACTTGCATTTATCTTTACAGTTATGTTTTATAATCGTTCCTTCTCCATATGCTCCTACTATTTGTGGTCCTAAATAGTTGCTGCAGTATTTATCGCCAGTTTCTTTTTTAAAGTATTTACATTTCATCTTTATCACCTAATTTTCTGTATTGCTCTGCCATATACTTACCCCCTATTTTCCAGTTTTTTTGCGATTCTGTTTTGTTTATATGCTATCCACTTTTGTACTTCTAAAGCATCAATATCATATAATTCTTTAAGCCATTCAATTCCTATTAGTACATCAGCTATTTCCTCTGCCATGTTGTCAGCATCCAATTTGCCTCGTTTTGCTTTGCTTATTGCTTGAATTAATTCTGCACATTCTTCCATTGCGATAGTTGTAAATAATTCCTCATTTTCTGATGCCTTCATGAAGTATTTTATTGTATTTTCTTTTTTATCCATTTTTCTCCCCTATTCTTTTACATTTATTTGCTCCATAGATACTCTAGCTGTTCTACCTTTGCCATTTCCTTTGTCCCAGCTTTCTCTTTCTATAAAAACAAATTCTTTTGTCTTTTTATCAACAGCTATGTATAATCCAGTTTCTTCTAATAGTCCTTTTAATACTGTGCATATCATTGCAGCACTACTTTCCATTTCTTCTTTGTTCATATTTCCTCCTTGTATTCAACAATTTTAGTATTTTGTCTTAGATTTAAGCATCTTTTTTCTGCTTCCTCTATTAATCTATCTTTATACTTTTCTGCACATTCTAAACTGCAAGTTTGTTTTAAAAACTTTTCTCCAGGAATGTCAATCGTATAATGTTTTTGCTTTCTGCAGTCGTAAACTTTCCCGCAATATTCACACTTGTATATGTATTTTTCTTCCATACTATCCTCCCTTATGCAGTTATTCCTAATTCGATTAATTCTTTTTTAGCTTTATTCAATCTTGCTCGTATTGTTTCTTTACTAACTCCAATTTTATTACCTATTTTTTCATACGTATAACCTTCTGCACGTTTTAAAGTGATATACTTTATATTTTTTATCTTCATCTTTCCAAGTATATTTAATATTTCATCTCTATTTACTAAAGAAGAATAAGCATCTTTCGTATCCATTAAAATATCTTTGTGAGTTTTTATATATTCATCTATTGAATTTTTACAAACATAGTTTATTTTTCTTTTATGATTGTTTTTCTTTCTTACATAGCTATTTATTTCAAATTTTATGCATGTATAAGCATATGTACTAAATTTAGCACCTTTACTTGGATTAAATGTATTAATAGCTTTTGCTAACCCAATCATACCTTCTTCTATGTAGTTTTCTCTATCGCTTTCTGTAGTTTTTTCATAAGTAAATTCTTTGTTTACAACTAAATAAACTAATCCTAAATTTTCTTCTGCTAATTTGTTTTTTTCTTCTGTATTCAATTTCTTTATATCCTCCTATATAAAACTTAGTTGTTCATACTTGATTGTTTTTATTTCTTCTTTTTCAAATTCTTCTGCTGGATCCTTCCAACTAATTCGGCCACATGTATAACTACAATTTTTCGTTCTATCACAATCTTTACAACATTGATTCTTACAAACTCTGCTTAAATCCAATTCTTCGTTATTCTCTATTTGTTCCAGCAGCATTAACTCTTTTACCGAATCCATTCTCTCACAGCCTAAAGTTGTAAGATTTTCACATTCAAATTCCATTTTACAACTCCGTTATTTCTACTATTATTTCAGACTTCTCAGCAAACTGTTTCTTTGCTATCACTTCATGAATATATCTATCGTCTCTCCATGCTATTCCATTTAATCCGTCTAGTACTGCCTTGATACAATTATCAATATCCTTTTTAGTTGGTCCTATTTTGTCATCTAGAGCCTTATTTCGTTGTTTCTTGCTATAGCTTTTCGGTACTTTGAAATTGAATAATATTTCAACTCTTAATTTCTCGCCTTCTAATCTAGGTCTGTTTCCGTAAGCTAAACTACATGTTGTTTCAAAGTTATGTGTTTTTCTAGGTGTATATACTTTTCCATTCTTTCCAAGTCTAGGTCTTTCTTTTGCTATTGGTTCTCCTGGAATAAGAAATCTAACTTTATTTTTTTCTGTCATACTTACATTTCTTATAGCTTTATATGCTGTGTTATCTGCATATCCTTCTCCATTTTTATTTGATGTATATCTATCCATATTCCCTCCTATTTTGCTGTTCTATATGGTGCTAACATTGTTACTAATTTATGTACTAATTTTTCTTTGTCTTTTGTTATTTTCGCCTCACTGTTTATCGCTGGTCCTCTTTTTTTCCATGCACGATATTCTTCTCTACAAGTATCACTGCAAAATCTTTGATTTGCTCTATTACTTGTATATTCTTTGCCACAATAATCGCATATTTTTTTATTAGCATTTTTTATGAAATTTATTTCCCATTCCTTTTTATACGGAACGCTTTGTCTTATAGCTGATGCTACAGCTCCAGCGTATATTTTCTTGCCATATACACCTGTAAGATACTTCGCTACTGCATTTTGGCCTGTAAACTCTAATACTTCTCCAGTTTTTATATTTTTCACTTCGATTATATTTTTTTCCATTACTATTCACCCCTTCTCTTTACTTTTTTTGTTTCTAGTGATTTCAAATAGACTTGCAACTCCTCAGGACTTAATTTGTATTCTTTTACTTTGCTGCATTTTTTCTCGCTTTCGTAATTGCCCTTTAACTTTATTTCTCCAGCTTGCAAGAAGAATACACCACCGTTATTATGTCTTGGTTTTATTTTTTGAACTGTCACCTAGTCATGTTTTTTTGTTTCTTTCTTTAGGCATCCACAACTTTTTGTTATTCTATGTTGTAAATTACTTTCTCTTACTACTGTTGTATTTCCACATTCACATTGACATTTCCAGTATCTTCTGCTTTTTTCTACATGATCTAGTTCTAATACAACTAATTTCCCATATATTTTACCTGTCAAATCTACTACTTTTGGCTGTCTAGTAAGTCCCATATCCTTTATGTATTTTCTTATAGTGCTTTTATCTCTATTTAGTTCGTATGAAATATTCAAAATGCTTAATCCTTTATTGTATAATCTCTTTATCTTTTTTCGTTCTAAGTCTGATAGTCTTTTTGCCATTTGATTATCCTCCTTTCTAGAGGCTTGTTTAAGCCCCTGTAGTTACTTTATAGTTTTTATATGCTCCAATAAACGTCCTTGAACTTCTGCAATAGTTTTTATTTCCTCATAAGTGCTATTTTTCTTGCATTTTTCTAATTCTAAAACAATTAGTAATTCTATTTCCTTTGGTGTTTTGCCATAAAATCCTAACTCTTTTATAAGTTTTATGGTTTTTTCGTTGTAATTTTTATACAGTTCCATCTCCGCACCCCCTATTTATTTCCTATAGGATAATACATTAATTCCTTTCCGCAGAACAGATAATATCTAGACCCTTTATCTCCATCTCGATTCTTATCCAGAATGACTTCAACTAATGTATAGCCTTTTTCTTTTTTATCTCTCATGCTTTCGATAAATTCTTCTAGTCTAGTGCCTTCATTAAAACCTGTTCTTTTCCATGCTTGTTCTAATTCCTTCTCTTCTGTAACTTCATGTATGTAAACCACTTGATTGCTATCTTGGTATATTGCCCTTGATTCTCTACAATAAGTTTCTCCATGCGGTCTATAATTTCCAGTACCTTTATCCGCTAACTGTGTTAGTTGTATTACTATCATGTTGAAATCTAATGTTATATTCTTTAATTCCCTCGACAATTCCGCTACCTGTCGTTCTCTAGAGACTTTTGTATCTGTTGGAGTTAATAGTTGTACATAATCTACTATCAGTACGTCTGGCTTATACATTCTTAGTGCCTTTTTAATTTGTGCTATCGTGCTTATACTATCGTCTATTCTCAACTTATCTGTATTCAAACTTTCCATAGTCTCTATTATTTTCTTGGTTTTGCCTGAGGATAACTCTCCACTACGATATTCTTGTCTTGTTATTCCCGCGTAACTTAGTAAAATTCTCTCAGCTACTTGCTCTTTACTCATTTCTCTACTAACTATTAGGACTTTTTTGCCCTGTTTTAACATATTAATAGCCATTCTTAAGCTCATAGCGCTTTTACCAACTCCACTTTTAGCTCCTATAGTAAGTAATTCTTTTTTAGCTAGGCCACCTTCTGTTAACTTGTCCACTATTTTTATTCCAGTTAATACACGTTCTATTTTTTCACCTAGCTTGTCAAACATATTTGATATTATAGAACTTAATGCATTATCTTCATCTACTTCTTTATTTACCTTTGTGCCAGTTTCAAAAGTGTTAATGCAAGTATTTATATTTCTCCCTGTTTGAATCCCTTCTATAAGGCTTTTAGCAAGTTCTATCGTGTCTCTTTTTTGTTTCATTTCTTTTATTTCACCAATATAAAACTCTATATTACTTGCTGTTGTAGCATATTGGTTCAAATTCGTTATATACATCATTTCAACTGTATTATCTATTTGTTCTATCTTATTTACTAAACTTATTAGATCAATCGGTGATTTTTCTTTATCCAGTAGCTTCATTGCTTTATAAATAACTCTGTTATATTCGAAATAAAAAGTTTCTTCCGATAAATCCTGTATTACTTCAAATAAGTTAGGTTCTAACAATACCATCCCGAGAACTATTCTTTCATATTCTAAATTGTATAAATAATTGTTCATAAATCCTCCTATTCCCCAGGTCCATTTATCAAGTCTAGCAAGTCTAATGATGATTCGATTTTTGTAGTTGGTTGAACTGATTCACTTGGTTGGTAGTTTTCATCTAAATAATCTATATAAGCTCCATTAAAAAATGTGCTTCCATGTTTTATATATTGCTTGTCTGTATTTTCTTTTTCTTTAGCATATCTTTTTACCGCTCTTTCTAATTCTTCTGCACTTATCTTTTCTTTTGTAAGTATTCTTTTAATGTACTTATATGCTTTAGCTTTATCTTTCTTATTAGGATATAATTTCCATATATTATCTATAACATCTAAAGAAATAACAGTATCAGTAGTATTTATACTGTTACTATTTATACTGTTACTATTTATACTGTTACTATTTATACTGTTACTATTAGTGTCTTTGTTTTCGAGGTCTCGAATTTCGGTGTCTCGAGCTTCGGTGTCTCGAAATTGAAGACATCGAAGAATTTCTTGTCTATCTCTTTCATCCATTATGATTTCATATATATTTTTTGATTTTAAATTTCCGTTTTGAGTATTGGTTACCTTGATATATCCTGATTCCTTTAGCAGATCTAGATATTTTGTAAATCTGTTTTTACCTATATTCAGCTCTTTACACATTAAATCCCTACTTGGGTAACAAGTATATTTATTGCCTGCAAATGCAACTAGATAAGCATATATAGCCTTAGCTTCTATAGGCAATTTCTTATCTCTCATAACTAACTTAGGTAATATCCCATAACCTTCACTCAGAAAGTTATTCTTGCGATATCTAATTTCATTTTTACCTTCATCCATTCTGCTCGCCTCCTTTTATAAAATGTCAAATTTCGTATCTTTATAGTTATATTATACTATTTTTGTCTTACATTGTAAATACTTGTCTTGCAAAATAATATAATGATATTGCTTTATCTTACTTAAATATGTTAAAATGTAAATAAAAAATAAAGGTGGTGTGTTATGACAACTAAACAATTTACATTTAGAATGCCAAATGATTTAAGAGAAAAACTAGAGCAAATAGCAATTAAAGAAGATAGGACTTTATCAAATCTAATAATTAAAATTTTAAAAGATTATGTTAAAGTTAGCTCGGAGAAAGGAGAATAAACTCCTTTCTTTTTTTATTGCTCCCCAACCTAGCTACATATCCATTACTTGCTGTCCTTCTATTTGTCCGCTATCTTCTTCTATAGGTTCTTCTGTGTACTCTATATCTTGCACTGGCTCATAGTCTGTTAGTAGTTGTAATAGCTCGTCCACTTCTTCGAATTTTAAGTCTTTTAGGTCATATCCGTTACTGCTGCAGAAATATTCAAGCTTTTCTGTGTTCTTAGCATCT